CATCTAACCTGCTCCACTTGTAGTGAGCTGATCAGCGTTTCAGTACGGCTGTACTGGTTGGTTAACTTGGAGTTGGAAGGTTGATTTAACCTTATGTCGCCCCAGTTAAAGGGGTTTTGTTTGTTTAGTGCAGTGCACTTAATTGACCCGGAAGTGGTTCGGAGAGCACCGGAACGAAACTTGGTTTTACCGAGTCAACCATGGAATCTGTTTTGAATCTTTGGAAATCCTTTGCTGGCGTCATTACGCCCGACATTAATTTGCAGTCAGTTACTGCATCTAACATTGTTGCGATCCCTGGTTCTTGGCCAGAGGAGGACGCTCTCTTTGAAGACGTCCTGGAAGCAACCTTTGTTTCGATCCCTCATTTGAAGGGGCTGAGCAATCGTGCTTTAGTTGCCACATCGTTGTTGTATTTAGTTTGGGCGGCTTTCTGGATTATTTCCGGAATTGCCTGGTTAGTTCCAGTCTTTTTATGCCTGACAGTCTTGTACTGTTTTGGCGTGGTTGCAACAGTCACCACTTCTTGGTCCGTAGGCTTTTGGGCCTGCGGTTTAATTTCTGGTGTTTTGACAATTGGGCCCATTATTTGGGTCGAACTTGTTTACACCATTATGCGCCTAGCTCAAGTCACAGAGCAAGGCAATAAGTCAGTCAAGTCCCTTGCTGAGAGACTGGCTCTTGTCGTCCAGAAACGACAAGTTAATTTCAGCATTAATGTGCATGCTGTGACTGTCACAGCTCAAAATTTGCACTTGGTTATTGAGCACAACTTGCCAGCAGCAGTGTCAGCAATGACATATGTGCTGTTTTGCCCATCTTTGCTTCCTGGCCTGACAGGTTTGTCAGCATTGGCCTTTGTGCTAGTTCTGACCTTGAATAGGGCCATCTATGCAGCAATCCGCAAACAAGTAAAAGGATACTTTTTCACAGTTAAGGTGTCTTTGTGCATAATCTTCCTGTCAACCACAGCTTCGGACAAGGTTGTGAATGCTGGTTCTGAACTGGCATTAATGATTGCAGGTTTGGTGTTTTATCCATTTTATTGGTTCGTTTGGCGTCAGAATTACAAGATGGCACGTCGTGCCATCAAGTTGCTGATTGCCACAACGGTTTTGAAGTGTTTGAATTGGTCTATTGCCCTTCGCTTCTTGGCCACAACTGGCAAGAGCGAGGCAAAAGGACTCAACATCAAGAAAAAGAGTTTACGGTCCTTATGGAACAACGTAATTCTTGACTTAAATAAAGTTGTCGACAGCCTGTCGGTGCCAGAGTTCATTCGTTCTCTGCCTGACCGGTTTGACGCTAGTGCTATTAATGAGACTCAGGAAATTCTGGCCGATCTTGGTTGGCCAGCTGCTGAGCCTGTTACTACCCCTGTTGATGTAAAGGCGCCTGAAAACGTTTACAAATACATTGACAGTGTGATAGGCACAACGTCAATAAGACAGGGGGTCACCCGACTTGAGTTGACTGTGGCTAAAGAGCTCTGGCGTCTTAAAGGGCTTGCGCCCGAGTACAAACGTTCAGAGCAATTTGCCACAGAAGAAAATGAACTTGAGTCCTTGGCTCGATATTTTGAGTCAGCTGTTGTCGACATGCCTGAGGTCAAGGTGGACGAGGTTTTCGTTTTGGTTGGGGACATTTTCCGCAACTCACGATTAACTCCTTTCAACAAGATCGTCAGGAAATGGGAGAAAAAGTACGGGCTCGGGCCTTTCTGGTCAGACCTTAGTGCAAAAGGCCGATGGCGAAAGCTCAAACGGTCAACTTTCATTAAATCGATTGGTGGCATCCCGGCTTTCTTAAAGTTGTGGGCAAAGACATTCAAAATTGCCCCGGCTCTAGTGCCAGTTGCTCCCATCTCTGTTAAGGGTGAAGCCCTTGCTGAGAAAAAGTGGCGGAATGATGTGGTTCGCACTGTTATTGGTGCCCCACTTGTTCATTACATTTCGTCAACGTTGTGGAATTATTTCCCTAACCACAATTTTAAATATTGGTCGACAAATATCAAAGTTGGCATGCCGTTAAATGGCGCCAATATTAGTCGACTCGTTAGCGAGCATGAGGCTTATGACCACCATTTTGCTGGTGATTTCACAGCCTTTGACTCAACAGTTGGAGAATTGGTCGCAAAGATCATTGCTGGTGTCCGAAAGAAGGGTTTTGAGCGTCATCGAGATTATGCAAAAATTTGTTTTCTTGTTGATGCCAATTATTCGACGTTGTTAGCTTCACCAATGATGACGACGTCAACCGGCAATATTTATCGGAAGAAAGGTGGCTTATCAACGGGCCATTCCTCGACTTCGATCGATAATTCTCTAGCAGTCACTATTTATTACTTGGCTGCATGGAAGGTCGTGACTGGCCTTAGTGCACATGAGTTTAGACATTACTGCAAATTGTCAAATTATGGAGATGACCATTTGCTGTCATGGCATGGTGCTGCTCCACCGACCTGGACAGCTCCCAATATTATGAGAGCTATGGGAAAATTTGGGATAGGCATCCGTGATGAGGAGCCGTCCAAAATTCTAGGCCGCATGTCGTTTTTGTCTAAGATGTGGCGCAAGCCTAATTCATCAGATGAAATGACATTCCTCCGACTAGGCATTCCTGTGCCTGGCTGGATTGTCTATCATGATGTCAATAAATTGGTTGGCAAGGCTTATGCCCCATCCAAAGACGTCAAAGCTGATCGAGATTATCGGATGAAAAGATTAGTCTCGTACTTGTCGTTAACTGCTCACCATCCCGATGTTTATGACAAAATAAGGGAAAGTATTGAGGAAGTTAGGGTCAGCAATAAAGGCAAAGTGATGAAAATCCCAGTGCCTGTGCCGACCTACGATGAAGTTTTAAAGTCCTGGTATGATCCAAAGACAGTAATTCCTGAAGAGGATGTTGATGTCTTGAAACCAGGCGAAATTATTGACTACTCCATGGACGGACTAGCCGATACAGTTGTGAACATTCTGTCAGTCATCCCTGACTTCTTGAACCCAGCAATTTACAATATGGGTTATACCAATCACCTCATTTCCCTTTTCAGAGGGCAATTAGGATGGCCAGTTCACTTGGTCAAGTTGGTCAATTCAGCTTTTGGTGTTGCAGAAATAACAAGTTTGCTTAAAAAGACACCATACAGTTTCTTGGCTGATTCCCCCAGTATTGTGTCTGCGCCCCCGCAGCACAGTGTTGGCGGATTGTTAATGAGGCATTGGATCTTCTGCATGCTTTGCGGCAGAACAGAAACATCCAAAGTCGGAAACTTTTTGTCATACTTTGATTCTAAAGTTGCGTCGTTTAACTTTGTTCTGAATGGTCATGTCCAGACAATTATTAGACGATTTGATGTGCCTTGGTGGCGTGTCATGGTGATTTCAGCCCTCCATTTCATGCCTGATATTGACTTGCCAGAGTGGATACTCTGGTTCAAGGCACCCTCCATGTCGGAGGTTGTTGAATACATCATGGGTTACTTGCTTAATGTTTTCTGGAGCAAGATTCCAGCCAACATGAAGCAAGCCATGCATGCTATAGACACAATTGGGTCGACATCAGCGCGCGTCTTAGTCGAAGCGCCCACTGGTGTTGGTAAATCCACATCATTAGTCGCAACCATTTATAGAAATTCTTGGTTCAGATACGAGAAGATTATTATGATTGTACCGAGGTCATTGCTTGTCACGTCGCTTTGCCCTTATTTGATTGATGCTTTTGGCGTCCCGGCCCACCCTGTCACAGAGGGTTGTCCGTATGACCCAGATGCCAGGTTTATAGTCTGCACTGGGATGGAGGTTCTCCTTCACCCAGAATGGATTAAGAAAACAAACTTGTTCATTTGGGACGAGTGTCATTTGGAAGAGGGCTTGTACTTGGGTGTTGGCAGAGTGTTAATTCAATCTGACCAAAACCTTGTGATGACCACCGCTACACCCAGTCGTTTTAACTTGGATGCAGTCGATATTCATTGCCCTTTAACTATTGCCTCGACATGGTCAGTTGATGAAACTATGTCTGAGCAAATTGATGCTGCCTCATTGTCATATGAGGATTATTGGGTTGTCTATCGTGACCGGATTTTGAAAATTATCCGAGGCTTCCCTCACGCCAAATTTCTTGTCTTTATAGTCGATAAATCACAAGCCACCTACATTTCCCAAAGATTTGCGGGGAAGGTCTGTGTGCTATCGTCAGAATCAAAGACAGTGCTCAAAGATGCAAATTTGTACATTGCCACTGCTGTGGCTGATGTGGGCCTTACTATCCCGGCTGTTGATTGGGTTATTACATCCAACATTGTCCGAGAAAGTGTCCCTCTGACTGTAAACCCAGATAATGGCGAACGAACGGAAGTGGACAAGGTAGTTTTTACAAAGCTTACCGAGGCCACCCGTCGCCAACGTTTTGGGAGGACAGGAAGAACAAATAATGGTCTAGCCACCATAATTGAGTTTAAAAATGCGTCTTTTGTTCACAGTAAACCAGAGTGGACAGAAGCAGCAATTGGCGCGAGCCTTTTGCGAAGCGGAGCTCCGGCTTCGATTGTTGGCACCTACTTCCCGGAGTCCCTTAAATTGCTTTGGACGAATGAACTTCCGTCCGGCATAAAAGAGACTGCCGAGGCCTTTGCAGAACGGTACGAAATGTTCCAGAAGGCACTGAAAATGGTTTCTCAGAAAAGTTATCGTCCTGCTTTAGATGCAGGCGAAAGACTTGAGTTCCAAACAGTGTCCGGAAACACAATACCGTCCGGCAGGTTGCCGCCGAATTTTGCTCGGGGAGATGACATACCAGTGCCGTCCACAGTTGATGATGTGCACCGTTTTATAGTCGGTGCCTCTAAATGGATGGTTGACAGGAATGTCAGGCTATCAGAGCAGCAAATCATTGCCTTTTTGCGCACTGAACATTTGTCGTGGAAGACTTTTGTGAAGGCGTTTGAGGACGATGAATGGTATGACAACGGTTACATTGGCGTCAACTTTGAAGAATTGGAGAAATCTGAAAATCCTGCATTTGCAGGATGGACAGACCCGACAATCAGATTTGGCAGACGTGTGGGCCCTAAAGGGGCCAAAATCGACATCAGACCATGGAAGGATTCGGCTTATTTTGATAACCCGAAACCCCTGAATTGATTGAATTGTTAACAGAAGCAGGATAGGACCGGAGAGGACCTGCACGAAACTCCGTGAGGAGTCGTCCTTAATTGTGTTTAGTGATAAATATGGATTTCAATCCTTTCACAAAGCACATTGACCACGCCATTAGCGTGATTGACCAATGCGTTTTCAATCAAAACAAACCTGACAAAATGGTGGGCTTGCTCAAGGATCTGGAGACTGCGGTGGACCTTTCGTTCCCGAACCCCAAATCCAAGCCTTATGTCACAAAGAAAAGCTCCGATGAGGAGTGGGCTTCATTTACCAGGTGGCACAAATCAGTTGAAAAATTACTGGTGCGTTCCAAGCCATTCACCGACATGTTGAATGACTATCATTTCAAACAGCAGTTCCTTCTCTTTGAAGAAGAGTGGGACAAAATACAAGCTGAATACTTCCCCCCAAGGGAAGTTGACAAAGTTCCTGATGACCGGGACCTTGCCGATGCTACACTTGTTGTGAAGCATAATTCTGAGTCTGGTGATAGTGACGGGTTCAAAACCGTTACTTACACCAAGAAACAGAAAGGTAAGGGAAAGGCCAAGCCAAGTCAGCGTTCTCAGACCGCTGTCAAGCTAGACATCGAGCCCGCTCATGACGACGTCGGTTCAGACGTTTTCATTGACCGAGTTTCTTTGAAAGGGGACTTTTACTTCAAGTCTAGGGCTGTCATGTGGTACCTCGCATACCAGCCCGCAAATTATGGCTGGCAAAGTGCTGATGGCACTCTTGTCAAAGCTGCTGGCCGCACGGGAGCGAAATGCCGTGCTGATGGACTCAAAGCCATTGAGACCAAACCACCAGTTTACTTTAATGTTGAGCGGGCTCCAAAAGAACTCCTACTCACTCTGCGCGCGTCACACCTTATGTCTTCTTCTCATTTGAAGTCGATGTACTTGTTAGCAGGTTCCCGCACAGAAGAGGCACTTCCAGAGGAAGAGTGTGAACTCTCCGCATCTGAGGCTGAGTCTGCGTACTCCCTCGATGAAATGGAAAATGCTCAAGTGTCATTCTGGGCCGCCCAAGCAGAAGAAATTCTGAAGGCTGCCAACTTTAATGGGAAGCTCGCTCTTGTCAACGAAATGTACAATCGATTGGCAGAAATGCCATCTTGGACAAAACGTGGCGAGGCTGCCCGGATGTTTACCAGGTTTTTGAAATCTGATATAGAAAAGCACACGTCCCCCAACAAGTCGGTTACAACTATGCGTAATGCATTGTTTGCCAGCTGGCGTCAGGGCGAATCTCGAGAGGCTTATATTAAGCGAATTAAGAAGACCCTTGCCGTTATTTGGGGCGGCGACACAAACAAATTGATTGAGGAATTCATTGCCATGAACCCTCAACAATCCAAGCCTAAATCACTGTCGAGTATTGAGATGCTGAAGAAGCGTCTCAACGAGGCAAAGCCGAAGGCTAAGTCTGCACTCAAAACTGTGGTTGAATCGGGAAAGACCTACGCAGCTGCCCTCAAGCAAGCTGTTGTTTCCGATGTCAAAGAGGCTCGGTCCGACATTCCAAAAGTCGGATGGAAAACTTGGTTCCAATCGTGGTACAAATCCAAAATCACGATAACCAAGACCAACTTGAAGACCATCCGTAAAAAGATGGCCAAACAAGGACTCTTCAACAGACTGAAGAACTCATTCACCGCCGGGTTAAACTGGGGGTGGAACAAGTCTGCTGAAATCACACCTTCGGGTGTGAAAGGAGTCAAAATCGTAGCTCGCATGCCGCGGATTTCTTATCTGTGGTGCAAGGTCAAGTTCACTAATTTCGTTCGCTGGTGCGGAAGGAACATGTGGGAGCTTAACGAGAAGCTGGCTAAAATGCCATCCGGAGAGGTTCTGTTTGACGCAGATACCATTTTCTCCGACCTAAAGATCACCGATGACGGTTTTGAGGAGATCGATTTGCAAGCGGTTGAACCCGTTGCAACTTCGTCGTCAGATTAATTTCTGTCCTAAACCGTTTTGTTTTGATGTTTCTTTATTTTACAATTCAACAATCTAATACACCAGTGCGATGTTTGTTT